AACCTGGGTGTATTAAAATAGATTGCAAATCTATAGAGCAATTAAAACATACCTGATTACAAGAAAATTACATTTTAGTTACAAACTATATATACAAATTTGTTTTCAACATTTTTATTTTTAGCAAGAAAAAACACCTGGCATTTATATCCTAATTAGGGTTGAACACAGAATTAAAAAAATAATTCACAATGAAACCTCAGATATTAACTGTAGTTGAAAATTTATCAATGATTCGATAAATTGTCCTTTCTGCAATATTATACTCATCAGATAAATATTGCATGATATAAGTTTTTTTATGTCCTTCCTGTGATAAGCGAACATAATCTTGATATACGGGAATATATTTCACATCCCCAACATCAAGAGAAACACCATCCATTACTTGGAGGATGTTCCTATTCAGAATTAATAACTCATACGCATTCATACACTACCAAGATTCTCGACATACTTTACTCTATCTGCAACAGAAGTAAATTCCTCTACGGACAATACCGGTGGCGGAACCATCATCATACCTCTTGCAACTGCTTTTGCAAGCATATCCTCACCCGTTGCCTGATTGGATGAGGTTGTTACATTGATAGGAATACCACCACCCATTTGGTTAAAGGCCGATAATAACGGCGCAAACATAGAAGTCGCAGCGGCTGTCATTACACTTTCACCATTGGATAACATTGCCGGTATAGAGTCACTTGTACCCGACCCCGGGCCTACTACTGAACCACCCTGTGCAAATTTAGCACTTTTTACCGTAGAAATGGCAGCCGCAATGTTAGAAAGTATAGTAGCGATACCACTTGCCATTGTACCAATCCCAACTACTCCCTTACCAGCTTCAGCAGAAATCATTTTAGAAATGGCTTTACCAGTATTGATAGCAATTTCAGCAAGAGCCAAAGCCTTGCTTGCAATGGCAAAGTTACGATCTTGATTGCCTATCTCATCTGTCAAAGCAATAAGTCCATTTGTAACAGTAGCCATAGCATCATATTTGGCTTGTTCAATAGCTATTTCTTTATCTGCAACATTTTTTTTTGCATCATTATATTCATTTTGAGCCTGAAGTTTACGCAAATTAAAAGCTGCTATACTTTCCCCTTCAAGTTGCTGCATAGCATTCAACTCTGCAAGTTTCTGTTCCATTTTAATACGGAGAATCTCTTGCTCATTACCATATGCTTGGGCTATCTCGGTCTCAAAGCGAAGTCTCATTGCCTCCTCTTGCTTCTTAATTACAGCATTGTCACGCTGTTCCGATAAATCTTCAATTTTCTTGTTATACTTCTCCACAATAGCAAGTTTCATCTGCTCGGTTAGTTCTTTCTCCTGAAGCTCCGCATCACGTTGGGCTACGAGTTGTTGCATCTTTAGTTGATACTCCTGCTCACTGCCAGCCTTTACAGAATCAAGTTGCAAGGCGATAAGCTTCTGCCGGTTTTCAATATCCTTTTTCAATTCTTCATCAGAGAGCTTTTGTAAAGCAATAGTTTTCTGTTGCTCAAGAGAAAGAATCTGTTTTCTGATTTCCTCTTTGGCACGAGGTGTCAAATCCTTTTCGGTCTCCAAACGGATTCTCAAGTCTTCAATCTGACGGCTATATTCATATTCTATCTCTTGCGTCTGTTTTTTCCGGCTATCTATGACGAGCTTTAGCATTTCATCCTCAGCCTTACGTATCTCTTGCAGTTCTTTCTTTTTGATTTTAAGAGCTTCGGCCACAGCTTTAGGGTCAACAATCGGTGTTTTCTTTTTATCGGTATCCCCGGTATATGAAGACACCAAATCAATGGTTTCTTTCCTGGACTCCACAGCCGACAACTGTGCTGTATAATCATTCCATGAAGAAGCTATATCTTTGTTTATAGCTGAATTGGAACGGTCTTTACCAATTCCCTGACGCCAGAATGTAGCATCATCTAGTTCTTTATTGTATTTCTCATTAATCACAACAGTTTTCTGCAAATATTCCTCTTCTTGCTTCAGGGATAAGTTTAGCATCTGCAGTCTTTCTTCTTTGGCTTTTTTCAAAGCTTCTTCCTCAGAAAGCCCCGATTTCACATATCGAGCCCGCGCCGCTTCTATTTTGGCATATTCATCTCCGACATTAGCCTCTGCAACATTCTTTCCAAGCTGCACAGCCGCTTTAGTTTCTCGTTCCGTTATATCCTCTACCGATTCAAACAAAGTTCGTACATCTTTAATTAAAGAGGACAAAACATCATTAACGAAAGTCTCAATCTTACCCGTCATTTTCTCAAATGAACCTCCGGTAGCATCAAAAAGCAAAGCGACCTCTTTCGTGAGTTCCGCTTGGGAAGCAAGCAAATCATCTTCCACTTTACCCAATTCCCCGGTCTTACCCTTGACTTCATCCAAATTCACAGAAATATCTTTCAAGGTGCGGATATATTGTAAGCCGGCATCTTCTCCCGGACCGCCAAAGATATCGGCTATTGCGGTTCCAACCACCGCACTGCTTTCCGGTAGTTCATCCAATTTGGCAGATACTTCCTGCATGATTTGAAAAGTAGTCTTTGCTCCTGTCTGCAAATCTTTCTGGACTTGTTTAGAGCTGATACCGATACCATCCAATGCACTGGCCGTTGATGTAGTCATTTCCCGAAGCCGGGTGTTCGCCTCTTTGATGGTATCAATTCCCTTATCAGAGAAAACACCTTGCTTATTGGTTTCTGCAACAATAGCAACAAACTGATCCGCAGAGATACCGGCCTCTTTGAAGTACGCCGGATATTCTTTCAAAGCAGACAGAAACTCTCCATTTGCATCCGCCCCAGCAATGAAACCATCTTTGATTACTTTCAACGCTACATCAGAAGATATGCCAAACTGCTTTTCTACGGAATTAATAGCAGTCAACATATCCCGGAAATCTTTACTGTAGTAATCAGCCAAAGCTTGTACTTCACTCCGATAGATTTTCAAGTCATCACCGGACTTATCCGTAAATTGCTTCGTTAATTTAGTAGCTTCCTTTATCCCCTTATTGTAGTCATACCACCATTTGAAAGCAAAGCCAACTCCGGCTACACCTGCGATACTCATAAATACCGGATTCTTCAATAATGCTTTTAGTGTTGAACCTAAAGCAGATGCTTCCACCTTCATATTGGAGAAAAATCCTTTCACCCCATTTGAGTTCTGGGCGATGTTCAACAAGGAGTTTGCAAAGTCATTATTGATACCTACAAATCTTTTCAAAGTTTCCTCATAGTTGCCGACATTCCGATAGAAGCGTTGCGTGCCTTCTTCCGCTTCTTTCAATTCATCGGTAATAGCATTTATCTTATCTTGAATCTCTTTACCTCTGGCACTGTTACGTTCTGCACGGCTTAACCTGTCATAAGAAGCAGTCAGATTAGAAAGCTCTGCACGTAATCTAACCAAGCTACCTTCAAGCTCTGTTTGCTCCTTATATTCATTTTGAATGTGTTTATTCAAAACACGAATGGCATCTGTGTATTTTTGAGCGGCAACCTTATTTTCAGTTAATTTCAGATTATACTTTTCACGGCTGATACGCCCCGCCTTTAAATCCTCTTTAAGCGTTTTCTCAACTTGATGTAAAACATCCAACTGAGTACGATATTCTGCTATTTTTCGGATAGCATCGTCATATCTCACCCGGATATCCAGTACTCTTTCTTCTACATTTTCCATAGTTACACTTCCAATTGCAATAATTTACACTCACATATCCCCGTATCTTCTGCCTTTACAGATAATATAGCATAATATCTACCATATTGACCTAAATAAACAGGAATAGTCACATCTAACTCTTTCAACTCAATATCACTAATTTCAACCTTTTCGCTAATCACAATCGGATTACGAATAATTTTCTGGTATGATTCATAATTTCTGTTTACCAAAGTGTCCCACCTCAACCCTTCGAATGACGCTTTAGACTTTCCGTTATTATCCACCTCAACCAATAACCGTGGCTCTACACTATTCATTTTCCCAACAGTCTCACTACCGGAATATTCATACAATGGAATAGAAGCTCTGCCAAAAGACATATCAGTGGCGGCAAATGGAAGTTCAATAGCAGTACGTTCAACCTCAATTGTTTCATCTTTCACATACAAGGCACTATTATAATCACCCTTTACTGTATTATCTTCTTTCCATGTAAGTAAATTCTTTTGCGCAAAATCTTCAAGCGAGTAACTAATTTCTTGTGGTTTATTTTCTTTGAAAGGAGCAACCACTTTACGCGTCCAATCGTATGCCTTATTTCGATTCGATATAATATCATCCACAGAAAAAAAGCCCAAAGTAGTATCGTTAACGACGACTACAAATGTTCCGGATATTGCAGCAATCGTTTTAATAAAATCAACCTGCTTTATATCCGGCAGATTGGGTATTATGGGGTAATACCCATCGCTCCCCTGCCCCTCTACTATCGCTTCGTCAATATAGGGTGCTAAAGTAAGAGAAAAAGAATCTGTTCCCCAATTATTAACAAAATATCCCGTATCACGGAAAGCACAATAAATAATATCCCCCTCTGATAATGCAGATGTTTCATCCTCAAAATCAAAATACGCAGTCCAAGTCTGCCCACCTTTTCCTTGTAATTCAGAAGCATCAGCAGAAAACACTTCTTCAGCTCTCCCATCCATCACTTTATATACCACAAAAGCAGGATTTACCGGAACCGTACTAGCAAAATCAAAAAACATTCTTGCCGATATTCTAATCTTAGTACTTTCTTTGAGAATTTTTATTCCCGAATTACTGGTACCGGCATTGATTACCGCCAAAAAACTATTAGCATAGGCATCTTTCAATATTGCAGTCAAGTAATAGTCATATCTTACTCCGTTATTATATCTCGCAGCCAATCCAAATTGATTATTTACATCAAACCCTCGACCATGACGCGTCAATAATGGAACAATCAACTTGCTAATATATCTTTCCACAATATCATTTGAGAATAAAAAGCCAAGTTCATTATCAGCGGATATACGGTCTAATATCCAACGAACCCTTACACTGGGATGCACATAGTTTAAAGTATCAAAGCTTCTTATCCCCATATTCATATCAGAAACAATAAAGGAATTCCAATATTGATAATTACTGATTTCTCGCCTCCAAGTCATATAATAACCATTATCAACAAGTTCATTCAGAGATTTATTATTCTCTACGATACCTGCCAATACCGTTATATTCCCCCATGTGATAGCAATATCAATGGTATCAGAAACCGATAGGAGTACAGCCTTGGCATTTGAGATTATCTCTACTCCATTACGGATATATCTTGCTTGGTGGTATTTTCTTGGGTACCCAGTACTACATGAAGGCATATCAGCATGTTCTATGATACGTTGATTATGTACTGTTTTGGGTAGTTTTATCGTATAGCTATTATTACTGACAATTTTACCTAAATCAGAAAACAAATTGCTTTTAAGATTTAATGTGATTTTTGTATCCTCTCCCAAATCAACCTTTACACCATCAATAAATAATTCTTTTTTCATAAGATCTGTGATATTATTTCTGGTAACATTATCTCAATTTCAAAATCCTGTAGAGGTTTCCGTAGATGATTCACTGTTCCCGTTGCCAATCTTACAGGGAACCATTTCCCCTCATGATACAAATCAATTAAAGGAGATGTATGTAAAGTAGACAACATAACAAATGTGTCCTGATCTATAAGTGTAGCACAAGCCTTTATAGATTTCTGCATTTTCTTAGATTGACGTGATACCCCATAATAAGCATATTTGTTGTCCGAAAAAGTTTGATAGAGCAATTCACCATTTGTACTTACCTGCAATATATTGTCCCCAATCTGGAACAACCAATACTGATAAAAACCATGTCTATCTATCCAACGAAGATAAATACCACACTCTGAAGAATCTACTACCAACCTATTTATAACAGCCCCATCACCTATCGGAGTAAACGTATTATCAAACGTGTATTCAAATGTACTGGCAGGCAAATCCTCATCCAGACGAATTACCGCAAAATCTTTAGCTGACGGAACCAATCCTGCAACATTGATGTGATTTAATCCTGCGGATAAGTTTTTTGTAACATATCTATTTTGGTCATAACGAAAGCGAACAGTCGCTCCCTCAGCCACAAACAATGAGAAAGTAAAAGGAAACTTTCGGAACCATCTCACTACACGAGGTGCATTAAATACCTCACCAATATTAATTGCTCCCCAAATACTATCAGTAGTAAAACTAAAATTATCAACACTCGTAGAAACCGTTACCGACACTCGAATTGACTGTAACAATGAAGTATCAACAGAAAAGAAAGAACGCATATAACACGAAATATCAGCATATACTTTTCCTGAATAAGAACTCCTTACATCTGTATATTTTTTCCCATTGGCCGCAATGCTGATAGTCACTGTATTATTAGTTTGAACTGTTATCTCTTGTGGATTAAAACAGAAGCACACAGCATCAGGATACCGTATCTGATGATTATTTTCAAATATTGCTGTTCGCATTGTTATTCAAATTTATATGTTGTACATCCTTTGAGAAAATACCAAATACACGATTCATTACATTCTGTATCGTTCTTTCAATATCTTTTGAATATATGTCCCCATGCTTTCCTGTCCGATATACTTCAGTACCTTCTCGAGCTATTTTCCGAGCTACGAGGTATGCAAAAGACTTAGGCTTCTCTACTTGAATCCCCTTATCCATCATCCACTGCCGGATAATCTTATAAAATCCTTTAGGAACTTTCCCCGGTCTACGTCCCGTTTCCAATACGCCGAAAGCCTGCCTACCAAACAAGATGCCGTGATTATCATCTACCACAACATGCAAGCTCTTGATAGTCCTTCCACTTGCACGCTGCCCAGCCCGTATATGATTCTCAATGATACGTTGCCGAAGACTGTCCAACTCCTCAATCAGAATACCTTTTATTTCTTTTCTCCTATCTTCCATAACTAACACATGGGTACTCCTTGAACCTCTTTAAGTTTCAATTCTATCATTATCCCAGTAACATTCACATCCAACTTATCGTAAAATATGGAGTAAGGTACTTCATCACTCACCCACTCAAACAGCCCGCTTTTATTCAGTTCTTTGATAAACTGTACAGCATATCCTTTGCACCTCTCAATAACCTCATCATTCTCCACCCCGTCGAAATCAAACCTTGTCTTATCTGCAAATGCTATCATACAGTTAGGGCAATCCTTCAACTGTGTTCTGGATATAACGAACTTACCGGATACAGGCAGTAAGTTAATCATAGCCGGTAATGGCATTTTATCCAACCGGACGTTAGCCGTCGCCCAGTTATCAAACAAATAGGTTATGTCTTTCAGCTTTTCTGCAACAGACGCTATTTTCCTCTCTACACTTGTGTTCATTTGTTATTATCTTGATAAATTTTACGTAATCTTCGTTCATATCTTATCTTCTCTGCATCCATATCAAGACATTTATACACTCTGACCCATGGAACACTTTCTACCTGCTCATGGTCAGTAATTCCCATACGGGTTGCATAATAGTCCACCAACCCAAACAAGCCAAATGATAACTGATCCACACCCGCACGTTTTTCCTCAGGAGTAGGCGCCACACTCGTTGTTTCAAACAGCTTGGTTATCCGTTCCACCTCTTTAGTAACCCATGAGGAAAAGCCCAAAACATCCTCTACCTCACATGCTTCTATTTGTTCAACCGATAACCCCAAAAGGACATGACATGGCATCATTATGCAATCAATATCGCTTGATATAGATTGCAGCCCCATAAGTTGCCCAATAGTGGCATCATTCAGATTATCCGGCAAACGAACTCCCGAAATGAAGTCCGGCTTTGGAAGCTTTCTTATCCGCTCCAACAGTTCAATAGCATTGCTTGCCACCTCACTTAATATCAAAAATTCTTTTACTGTCATATCTGTCCTAATTTTGCTTTTGGTCGTTTGGGAATTGGCTTGATACGGAAGAACATTGCCATTATCAGCATATCAAGATAATCCGGAGAATGACCAAGTATCTCTTTCATTTTCTCTTTACTGATTATTCCTTTCTTTCGGGTATCAGCATCTATATGGTCTTGCTTTAAAACTCCTAATTCTTCGATTATACGCTCTCTTTGGGCTTCCGTACATATAATCCTTATCTGTCGGTTATTTATCAGTTCTGCGAGCTTAAAAGCGCACTCTGATTTCAGATTGTCAAACTCCGGATTAATCGGGCGATTACCGCCATGAAATTCTTTGATACCATTCAGATAACTTTCAAGATAACTCCCCAGCCCATCGCTATCAACTATCATCATACTGCGTGGAATACTCCACTGTATCATCATGTTTTTAAGGTCTGCTTCAATGGATTTGCCCGTACTGTATTCCTGGTCTAATCTGATATAGCATACATTACCTATCCAATGCCCACTGACAAAACGGTCTCGGCCTTTCATGGCAAGGTCAGAAGAACCAGTTGATAAGCCTACCGGTTGTACATGCTCGTTTGTAAACAAATCACAAATAGCATCATAATCACAAAGTACTGCCGGATCATTATCATATTCCCAATTGCCGAAATACAAACGCTCTTTCGTTACTTTATCATTAGTATTTTTCAAAGTGTTTATATAGTCTTCTGTTGCAAATGGATTGTCTTGTACCAACGCCTGTACAAAAGCATAACCATCTTTTAACTTATGCTCTTTCCATGGTTTATAAAATTTATCGTATAACCAATTCTTTTTGGGATTACAAGTAATAAGAATTTTCCCTGGAACATTATAGACATCATTCAAGTGCCGCCCTATACGGGTCTGTAACACTTCAAAGGCCAATCTATTCACTTGACCCGCCTCTTCGATCCATCCACCCGTAAATTCCAAGGAGCCGAAACGTTCATACATCGGGTCTTTATAGGGGTAATATGTCAAATCCAAAAAGATAATCTCACTCCCATTATCGAACTTGATGCCGTCATTTGTCAAGTGATAATATGGATAGCCATGAGAGTTAGCCACTTTAACAAATGTCACCGCTATAGACGCTCGACTGTCTTTGAGATTATTTCGCCCCGCAAACCAACGAGTTCCGGGAAGATAATGGCAACATTGCATCAGCCATTCACAACCGAGCCATGACTTACCACCGCCACCAGCACCACCATAACATAAGAACTTCGTAACATCGTCACGAAGATAGTTATAGGCTAAACGCTGTTTTATGTTGACTCTCTCTCCCATCACTTCACACTCTCCGCTTCTTTGGTATATGGAAGAAATGAAAATGACTTAAACTCTTTCCCCGCATTCGTATGGTCCACTTCCTGCTTATCCGCAAGCCCAAGTTTACGAGCAATGATATTCGCATTAAAAGCACCGACACATGCACCTTCAAACTGTTGCGTTTCGATTGTTTCTTCCACGCGTGCGATGACCTCTAAAAAATCTTCGTCATTCTTATTTTTACATTCCGTACGAAAGGTGCTCCACCATTTGGATGAAGCGCCTACGTAAATACAAAATCCAGTAAGGGAGTATGGACGGGAAGTCGGGGAAACTTCTTGTTGCACTTGCTGTTCATTAACAGTTTCCACTTTCTTCCCTTTCTTTCTTTTCACAGGAACCGTCTTTTGAATAGCTTTTTTGGAGAGCCAGGGATTTTCATCACACCACTGGAAATACTCACAGGCAGCTTCCCATAAAAGTTCCGGCGTGGAAAAGAGTTTATCTCTCCCATGCTTACTCCTTAACATCCAAAATTTATTTCCCGTTGGTGCTGCCATATCACTTCTTCATTCTGATTATTTCTCCACAATGGGGACATGCCATTTCAATATATTCGGTCTTCTCTTGCTCTAAGTTCTCTTCAATACGTTCCGTTTTCTTTTTGAAAGCCTCGTTCTCTTGACGTTCCATTTCCTGACTGAACTCCCGCTGTACTTCCTTTGCTTGCATATCTTCTGTTGCATAATCATCTGCCGGAGTAAAGTTTACATCAAATCCGAGTAACTGCTCTATTGGCTCAAAAAAGAAATCTTGCATATCTGCAGGGACATTCATAGTCCTAAGTTCACGTATCAGTTTATCTTCATCCCATGATGCAAACTCCGATGTCTTATTATCAGCAATACGATACTGGCGTGCCTTTTCTTCGTCCAAATCAGCGACTATACAAGGTACTTCCTTATATCCAAGATTTAAGAGGGCAAAGTATCGTGTATGGCCGACAATGATTTCAAGATTCTTATCTACTACAAGCGGTTGGTTAAAGCCAAACTTCTTGATTGATTCCTCTACCGGTTTGATAGCCTTGCTATTGTTCCGGGCATTATTCCAATATGGAATGATTTTATCTATTGCAATATTCTGTATATCCATAATCATAACTCTGCTGAATCTGTGTGATGAATAATTTCTTTAATAGCTTTACTGTATTCATAGTTCTTGAACATCTTAGCAAAGCCGGTGATGTGCTTAAGTTTTACAAATTCTAATGGTTCCATACCAAGCTTCTTACAAATGACTGCATCCGACTCTCCATTTTTAATCATGTTATAAATGATATTCGTCATGCCGTCAACAGAATGTTTACCACGTGCCCGGTTATGCCGGACCGTAGATGCCATACGGTCATTGATATCCTTATCAATAACCACAATGGGGAGACGACCACTATTCCGTCGGGCAATATCCTTGTACATACGTGCAATGAGATTACGGTGAAACCCGTCTACAATGATGTACTTTTGCTCTTCCTCACTCCAAATCGTAACAATAGGTTGTGTATATCCGTCTTCCCGAATGGAAGTATAAAGTAACTGCATTTCCTGCTTTGCCACAGCATTAGGATTATAGTTGTTTGCCTTTACCATTTCCATTGGAACCCAAAGAACACGATCCACCGGATTCACTTTCTCCGGGGACAAAGAAAATAGAAGTTGCCTCACTTCATTGAAGAAGTTTATTTTGTCTGGCGCTTCATCAAGCATCTGGGTGATTATTTCTTTTAGTTTTTCCATATTTATACTTTGATTTATGAACCAATAATCTGTTATTCAATTTTGTCTGTTCAAAGTCTTCGGTAATAATCCCACGAGCAAAAGTGCGGTAAATATCAAGACGGTCTACATCAGACCAATTTGTAACTTTAGTAATCACTGTCTTCAGGTTATTGGAGAAAATGATTTTATTCTTATCCTCGGCTACTATGTTATCAATGAGATACTGCAAATATTCCGGCCAATCCTTAAAACAGTTCGGATAATTACGTATCTCTTCAAAAGCATCCAACAGAAGATGATTTGTCGTACCAATATTGGGGATGCGGGTGTACATAGCATTATATGCCTTCGGGTCAATTTCCTGCAAGTAAGGGATATTCTGATTACTGTTCTCATGAATCAGAGAAGACACTCTGGCCGAACGTAACGGCTCTTTTGAGAAAATGTAATTGTAGGCCTTATTATATCTTAATCGATTGAAGAAGATATAATACCAGATATCACGATAAGACCAATCATACAAAGGGTACATAACTACTCCATGACTACAACGCTTTCCGTATGTCATACCAGGAAGAGTTTCCTTGCCTGTTAATCCTGCACGACGGGCCGGTGATTCCTCAATACGGACACCACCCAAAGAGACATAATCTTCTCCCAAATGATGAAATGCAATAGCATTGAACATGTCTTTAAATCTGTCAGCATCATATACATTCTCTTTGAAAGCAATATCCTCTTTTTCACGCATCCACTCTTTCCCTGGCTCCCAAGGAATAAACCAATCACCGCTATTAGCGTTCCATAATCTGAATGGTACTTGTACCCAAATAGGCTCTACTTCCGGCAAAGACATAACATAACGCATATACTCGACTGTATATGTGTACTCACATTCCTGGTCAAGAAACATAACCGGTATCTTTCGAATACCAAGTTCACGTGCCACTTCCAAAGTGATATGCAGCAAAGCGGTACTATCTTTGCCACCAGAAAAACAAACACCCAGACGGCCACCTATAGAAAATAGCTGCCTTATGCGTTCTTTCGCCGCTTCATACACATTTTGTTCTGAATATAATATCATACGTTAGTCACGATATAATAGTTACCAAACTCTTTTACTTCACAATGAGGAAAGCCTTGTTCCAGCTCACACCTCGAATGTTCATAATATTCCAATTCGCAACCGCTACGTTCGTAAGTCACCGGATGATATGTTTCTTTATAGAACATAAGGAACAAATTCTTCTCCTCTGGAATATCCGTTAATGCTTCAATTTCAATGTAACTGGCCGAACCAAATAGAGCGACAATAGTATTAAATACCACAAACTTCAGGTTTAACATCTCAAACGGGATACACAAGTTATGGTATCCGGGATGCTTCTTTCTGAAAATTTCAAGCATCTTATTACTCGGATCGATACCGAAATATTCATCCGAAGATACTTTCAGAATATCAAGGAACAGTCCGGTACCACATCCCACATCAAGAATAATTCCGGGAACATCAAAAAGCATCGAGGCTATCTTACTGTTCTCCTCGATGCTGGCTTTGTCTTTAAACAGAGAATCGTAATCCTCTGCGATTGCATCATACTGATTTACTGCGTACATACTTTATTATTTTGATTTACAAAATAAAGATACCGAATAATCCATGAACGGACTATCCGGTATTAAAGAAGTTACTGACACGATTTGGCAGAAGGTTTTGTCATGTCACCACATATCGCAATCTTCATTCTTATTCCCATATTTATGTTCCCAATAACTATTGAGACTGGAATATATAGTAACACAGATTATCAAAATCACTACAGTAAACCAAAACCAATCAAATCCCATATTCTACTTTATTACGTTCCACTCACTTTCCAGAATCACATGTTCACACTTATTACACCTATGCAGATAAGTTGGGAAAGGAGCCGTCGTATAATCTTCGATAGCGATTTCTATGCTGCCACATTCCGGACACTCAATACTTACTTCCTTGAGGTCGGAATAGCCCCAGAAAGAAAGCTTTCCTTTCACGTTCTCAATAGGTTTTGCATAAAGGATAGGATTAGCGAGTACCCAGTTATACACTCCCTTCTCTGCCCAAATGGAAGGATGATTTTGTACACAGTCTACTATCTCAACGCTACCAATGATAGAGTCAAATGGCATATTTCCGAACATAGTTTCTTTAGCTATCGTAGCTAATGCTGCTTTTGTCTGTGCATCAGTCAAATTAACGCTAAATTTCCTACCATGGGAACCAGCGGTATGAATGAGAACGCGCCCACGAAAATTGGTTCGCCAAGTTCGGTTCTCGATGTCTTTAATGCCATGGACTATTAAGGAAGACCATGGTTGTTTTATGGATATTGCTTTCATTTGAATTTGTTATTATAAAAAAATATGTATATTTACAACAAAATTTAAAAACTATGGAATTTGAGCAAATAAAGAAAAAGTTGATTAGCTTTCTCATAGAAAATAAAAATGTCCCATCTACAGCAATAAAAGATGATTTAATATTCACAATACAAACAGATAACGGTATACCTTTTTATCCCGCTCATTTGGTAGTTTTTGATAACCAACTTAATAAGCCATTGTGTCTATTCATTATTGATGATGGTAAAATTCGAGTTCTCAAAAGATTTATTGAAATACATCTCAACAACATTAATAGATTTATAAATGAACCTATTATTATATATTTAGTTAGCTACCAAAACGAAAGCCTATGCTTTTCTGAAGTTTTGGACGATAGTAGTTTAACTCCAATTAAAAAAGAGGATTTTCCTGATTTCGAGATAATGAAAAATGATTTCATTGTTTTGCAAGGAATGAAACTTGAACAAATTGAAGAAGAAAACCAAAAATCAATGCAGGCACAAAAACAAGCAATAAAATCTGAGACAAGGTTTTCACGGTTTATATTTCTTGTGATTTCAGTAATATCTATTATTTCTCTGATTTTATACCTTTTCAGTACCTATAAGACTAATAGTATATCACAGAACCACTCCACAAATATGATAGAAGACTTCAATGATTTAACAAAAAGTATTGATTCTTTATGGCAAGACATGAGAAATCAGCATTTTAGAGAAAAAAAAGACTCTATTTCTGTTGATACAACTTTAGCATATGATAGACTTAATGACCGGATAACTATAATAGAAAAAGGGATATCGGATAATCCTCAAAAAACTTTATCTAATATTAGTCTTGAACATAAAATAAATCTTCTACAGTCTCAACTCAATGACTTAAAAGAACTAAATAACGTTAGAAACAATGCTTTAGATGATAAGATATCGCTTATCTCTAATTTAATCATTTCTTTATATGCAGGTGTAGTAATTAGTTTTATTGGATGGTTCTTAAATCAATCAAAAAGAAATAAAGATTGATTTCCTTATTTATTTACTTTAATATTTCTCTCTGAATAATTTCCTTTGCATTGAATCCGAATAAGCCTTTCTTCATTTCGTGAAACTCCGCAATCGGTATTTCATTGATGTAGTAATAGAAAGCCTCGTACCCGTCTGCAAAATTGCGTGCAAGGAAACCTTCTGGGTGAGTTTTCATGTGTCTTTCAACGGCTACTATTATTTTACGAGCATAACCAGGAAACATTTTGAACTCTAATTGCATCTGCTTGTAATTGCACAGAGGGCAACCAACACAGCCATGTCGATTCAAATTATAGGGAGCATCGTAATACTTTGAATATGGTAATCCGTATTTTCGGATATAACCCCAAACATCTTCTTCTGTCCATGTGAGAATTGGAAGAATATGCTTTGCTCCCTTCATCCATTTTCTTGTATCACACTGCTCAGGCTCATAATCTTTTCGGGTTCTACTTTCGCCAGCTCTCATTCTTTCGATACTACGCTTTCCTATACCGTATCGTTCTTTTAGCTTATCGCAACAGAATCGACGTAAACGAGAGGGAAAACCTTTCTCCTCAATCAACTTAAAGAAAGATATTTCCGGGTGCATGATCTGTACTTGTGGATAGTTCTTCTTTATGAAGTTGATTGTGCCAGGCGGGTCTACTGTGGTGTTAGCGTAGATTGCATTATACTTAACGCCTGCACGTTCTGCAAGATCAAGTATGACAACGCTATCCTTTCCACCGGAGAAACCGAGTGATAATGTTTCTTCACGCTCCATACTACGCAGAAAGCTTATGGCTTGTTCTTCTTTCTTGTTCATATTTTCCTGTTACACGTTATTTAATTTTTCCTCAAACTCAGCAATGATACAATCCGCATCACCGCCATGTACCCAATTCTCCAATACGGAAGAAAGAGCCTCTGTTGCTTTTTGCTTTATTGTATCAACTGTTAAATTGACAATTTTATTTAGTTCGTCTTGTGTATAATAACTCATTTATTTATTGTTTTGAGCCATGCGACAGTTGATTTTCCTGCCGCATGGTAAAATTTTAATCAACTATAAATTCGGTTATATTTGGAACTGCTTGAATCCCTTCCATTACCTCTACACTTGTAGGGGTGACAATTGCAGTTACATGAGGATGATAATTCTCACACAGAAACTTAATCAAAGGCTTTGCTGCCTCTTTTAGTTCTTCTAATTTCTTCTTGTTTTCTTGAATATTATTTTCCATATATTTAATAGGTTTTACGAAGCCTACCCAAGGCTCATTACTATCTTGTTATTAATTAATCTTCTAAATTGTCCTTACCATCTAATTCAGACAATGCTTGTTCAAACTCTTTGAGTTCCTTAATGGCATAATCTCTACGATAAGTAATTATATCGCGAGTTGTGTAATCCGTATAGAATCGGTCTATAAGTTTTTTAACCAAAAACCTTTCAGGTTCTTCACAACAATTCAATAGCATTACATAATTAGGGTCTCGTGGGTGAGAACATAGGAATCTATAATAATTTACTTTGCCGAAAGAGCATTCAATTAACATCTCATCAGTCTTTAGTTTCCTAATGTTTTCAGTATTTAATATAGGTTTCATGTGTTAATCTCCTTTCTCCTCAATATATTTTTCTGTGAACTTGATAATTGTCTCTAAGAAAAAACGGGTTGCATTATCAGATATAATACATCTACCACCGCTGTTTCAATCTCATGCCTTTGGATTGAAAAGAACGCATACTCCTTTCTTGTAAGGGCGTACCATGCTACTTTTATTCGTTCAATCATTTGTTTTCCTTTCTTTTATTCCGTTCCCGATTGTCTTCCGAAATACACATTTTACACCAGGATGTTTTGATGTGATACGCTTTCCCATTACGGTAGATTGTCCTATCATAGAAGCAGGATAGCAAAAGCAATCTTTTACAACGGCTGCATATCTTACGCTCCCTCCCGTCCACCATCACCCGATTTCTCGGTTTCAGCTTCACTATCTCACATGGACCGCATTCGGATGCACCGTATTTCCGGCAATAGGTAAAGGAGTGCTTGCCACATTTGGCGAAAGAGGTACAATCATAACGGGGAACTGTCTGATGGATGTTCATACAGCATCATCCAATAAGTCAAACAACGTGGGCGCGCTCACTTCCATTTCCGCCTCATACAAGTATGAAAGGCTGTCTTTCCAGTAATCGTAATTCAGTTCAGTGGATAATCCTTTACGTCCTAAATTAACAGCACAATAAGGAACGGTTCCGATACCACCGAACGGGTCGAATACCAGTTCACCCTTATTTGAATACCGTTCAATCAGCCTTTCGACAATATCCAACTGAAGTGGGCAGATGTGGTTCTGCCGTTTCTTCTGCGACTGCTTGGTATTAAGCGTTCGCATCCGGGTAACATCATCCCAAATCCACTCCTTCTTGCTTACAGGGTCGACAGCCATAAATGTTTTTGGTAGTTTCCCGTATGACTCTAACTCTTCTGCGAACGACACGTGCTCCTCATAGTTGTAGATATGCTCACGCTCGTAGTTTCGGAACAAATGTCGAATCTTATCTATTCCGGCACTTTTCATATCTTCGTATGATAACAGAGAATTACCAGATGATTTCCAACTTGCATGAGCGTCTATCTGCCAACGGGCCAATGAATATTCACTCTTGTTCTTTGTTACCGGCAAATCAGCGTATGCACGTGAGGTGTCAGAAGGCAACTTGCGGAAAAGAAGGACATATTCCGGGCATCCGATACCCATCTTTGAACCGTCCTTACACATCTCGGTGTAACCAAGACGGTAAGTCTGGTTATTCTCCCTTACCACATCAGTATCAATAGTAATACGTCCCATATAACGGAACCCATGTTTCATGTAATGGAATACCGCCATCTCAGAGAACGGATCAATAGTGGGCATACCGTCACCGGTGGCGTTACCGAAAAGTACGCGATCCTTCACATGGATGCAAGCCAAGCGTCCGGGTTTTAAAATACGTATAAGCTCCGGGGTTAGATAGTCCATTTGCTCAAAGAACTTGTCGTTGTCCTCATTATGCCCGAAGTCATTATAGGTCGGAGTGTATTCATAATGGTTTGAGAATGGAATACTGGTTACTATCAAGTCTACAGAATCACTTTCCATCTTCTGACATTCAAGAACATTGTCGTTATTGATTGCCTTCCACAGTTTACCGAATTTCTCTTCTCGACTGGCGAACATCCACCGCATCATCTTCTCTTCGGCATGCAAACCGAACAAACCGTTCTCGCGGACTATATCGGTCATCTTAGCTACCATCTCCCGGTGTTGCGTCCATTTCTGCATGAAAGACTTGAATATCTCGCCCTCGCTTTCAGCATAGACCAGATAGAGGTCAACAGGATGCTGCTGCATAAACCGGTAGATACGGGCTATCGCTTGGAACTTGTCATTAAAACGGTAGTCAATAAACATAATAGCCTTGTGACAGTGATACTGGAAATTAAGACCTTCACCAAGCATCTCCGGTTTAGCGGCCAGATACTTCAACCGCCCATCCTTGAAATCCGCTATTACTCTGTCTGCTTCCTCATCATCCTGCGAGCCATATACAGCCTTGCAACCGGGTATGGCGTCACACAAAGACTTCCGCTCATTCTCCAGATCATGCCATAAAAGAAAATGATCATCCTTGTTTTCCGGTCGGTTGATTATCTCTACTACACGAGCTATCTTTTCAGCCATGTTGTCCCGGCGCTCTTTCGCTGCATCAGCAAAACCGAGAGCTGCCTCACGAAACATTTTCACTTGTCCATCACGATTAGTCCCAGCAGTGGAGTTGTCCACACTAACCACTTCTTCGTGTACACGTAGTTCAGGTAGTTCATATCTGGTATCGGGGTAACCGAGGTCGGATGGCTTAGTGAGGAATAACGCCCATGTACTTACCCATAGCCAGAACTCTTTTTCCTTGTGAGGATAAAGGGTAAGGTTATTCGCCTTCGTGCTGTCACGCTGAAAGAAACGGGTAAGCGCCTGCCCTGTATCCATCACGCCGAGATAACCGGCATAATGTATCAGCTCCTTGTACCTGTTGGGCGATGGCGTAGCAGTGGCAACAAACCGATACGGAACTTCTGCAAACAGAGGAAGAAACTCCTGATAGGTCTTGGTGCCGAAACCACGCAGTACGCTCGCTTCATCCAATGATGTTACAGTGAAATAGGAAGGTTCTATTCTCACCCCATCTTCACCGTCACGCACACGCTCGTAATTTGTAACCATAATGTCAGTCGGGCATATCATCACATCAGCCATAGTTCTGACATAAGTAACTTTCATATGCAGATGTTGTTCCGCTTGTGTAAGGAACTCGACCACTACACGCTTGGGACAAACTATCAGTCCTTTGCCGCCTTTGTGTTTCAGGACCACCCGAAGTATCTCCAACTGGGTTACGGTCTTTTGCATACCAAAGTTGGAAAATATTGCCCGGCAACCGCCGGATATCGCCCAACGAACAGTATCTTTCACGTGAGGATAAAGAAAAGGTGTCAGTTCCTCTGCCGACACCTCAAATCCTGATTGATGACTGATGGCCATCTTGTCTTTCAGAAACTCGATATAATCTTTCATTATACTATCTATTCTATTGTCTCATAAGTAAAGTATATCGCATCACAGGGGTACTCAGCATATAACCGCTTTCTCGCAGTCTCGATGTCGTTTGTTTCAATGGTTACTTTCTCACACCGACGATTATCGCCGGTGATGTATTCTATTTTTCGGATGATATGTTTCATGCTGATAATTTATTACGGATTAGACCAATATTCTTTTTAACAAGCCCAATGATACGCTCATGGTATTCTGTATTCTGGTTACATGCACCACGCGATTGAACTATTTCAAGAGTTTTTAAGGACAGTTCTATTGTCTCGATACGTTTTTCCCCGATGCGGGCCGAAAGGATAAGGCAATCATTACGCTTGTAATACCCATTTGTATATACGCAATGGTGCATTGCTTTCCCCTCTTGGTAGAACTGGGTTATACTTTCCAATGGACGGATAGTTATACTTCCGTCCGTTATCTCCAAACCGAAGAACTTCTCCATTCTCTTGTAGAACTGAATAATACTTTCCCTACGTTCTTTTTCAAGACGGATTGCCGCCATCCTTTCCCTATCTCTGCGAAGCTTTGCTTCAATGCTCCTTTTCTTATTCATCAGCAAATCATGCTCGGCTTTCAGGTTCTTAGGACAGACATATTTGGCGTTATGTACATCTTTCTTGAAATAGAGCAGCAGGTCGATGTAATCATTCCACATACTGGCATCCTTGATGATGTAGTGATTACGGTTACAGATATTGAAAGATGGCTTGTACCGAAGCTGATAATACCCTTCCTTAGCCATGTGTTTAAGCATTGCCATCTGCTTTGTTTTCAGACAGAGTTCGGCATCATTGTTACCGGTTAAGAGCGATCGTATAAGCCTCGACGGATTGACATCAGGAAAATTCCGGCCTATACCACGTTTCTTCAACTCCGGTAGAACCTCTATCTTACGATATAACCATCCATGTATAGAATACACATCGCCATAACTGTAATAACCACTACCGTATTCGTTCTTTATACTCAAAGGCCTACCATACAACCATCCATTGCCACCCATATTCATAGGTCTAGCGATAATGGTACGTTTGCCATTAACTGTAATCCATTCCTGAACAGTCTCAAAAAAACTGTAATAAGGATTTGATGTCAGATGCTCACGAAAACCACTTTTGCAAGAATACTTGCAGCACAGGATATGGCGTATCACTTGGAAGTTACCTACAACCTGTAGTATATCCATGTAGATTTCCTCTTCATTCTGGTATTTCCGACTTACCTTTACGTCCAGCTTGTGGTGACAATAAGGGCATTCGGTCTTATCACCCAAAAGGATAATGCTCAATTCGCTATTATCGGTGTTTATCCATATTTTCCCACATTCCGAACACCAAAGTTCATCCTTGCATTTATGTGCCGTATGAGCAAATAGATGTTCTTTGGCCCACTCTTTGGGAGAATCAGATATTTCACCCAATTTTGCACTCAGCTCGACAACTTCCTTTTGTAATTTAGTACGCGGTCTCATGGCTTAGAACAATGACATCTGTTGAACTTCCATTGCCTCTTTCTTTCCTCGTAACGGCTTTTTCCTGAGCAAAACATATTGCTCTTCGGTAAGACGTTTAATCGCTTCCTCACGAGCTCTCTTTTTATCTTCCTCGGTCAGCTTAACCGATTGGGATGAAGCGGAAGCTACAGCTCTTGCGGCGGCAGGTAGTTTGTTGACTTTGATGCCATCCTCATCGTAATAGTGTACGACCAGACCAAATACTTCAGTGTCGGACATAGCGACGGCATTGCCCCGTTTCCTGGCTTCACCCATGATGTAGGAACAGCATTCGTCAAGATTTTTGTTTTCTTTTGCGTAGGACTTGGCGAACAGCTCATCAGTCCTAGCACGTTCATCAAGATAACTCTTGATAGCTTCTTTGAAAGTTTTGTTTTCCATAATTGCGTTACAAATAAGTTCTTAAACAATAGTCCGCTATCCAGTAGCAGACAAAATAAAAAGCGGCATACGCTGTCAGAATTGACAGAATAGTCGCTATCAGTTTTATGTCTTTCATCTTAATTTGAGTTTTGCCCGTAAGTCGTCGGGTGGTTGGTGATTCCGTTCCACAGGTACTTGCCGCTGCTCCTGCGCCTGGTTATTACGTTTCCGGATGATTATATCCAACTCATCCGACCGCTCTTTGAGGAACTTACGGAAAGCCTCGCCAATGGTTATCGTGTCGAAATAGCCGTAGAATTTACCGTATCTGCCCAACTTGAATCGGGCGACAAATAGAATGAATTCGGTCAACTTGATGTAGTGATACTGCCTTACAAACAGGGTTGAGAACTCGTTCAAAGCATTTTCATCGGCACTCTCTTTCGTGGCAGAGGCAAAATCAATAGTCAGTAGCTGCGTCTTTGCCCACAAAACCGAGGAGCCGTCACCGTACATCCGTTCAAGGTCTGACAACGTAGGAGACTTCTCGCTGTATGCTTTATCAAGGTCAGCAAGAAGTATCGGCTGGAGCGATGTCGAATATGCGGCAGAGGCTTGGCTAAAGGTCGGGTATCTCTGCTTGATGGCCGACAACATCACATCCCTGCTCGATGGCCGCGTACTCTGCAATGAGGTTTCTTGCCTTTGCTGCCTTATCAGCATCCCGACCGTTTTGTCCTTGGGTTTCTGTTTTTCCATTGCCTTGCTGTTTTTTTTCGATTATCCAAAGATTGGCCCGGCTGTCCCAACGTTCAACCTTGGCACCTGTAGCCGTTTTCCAACCAAGCCCGGAGAAATGATTGTAGAAAATATCCGCTTGCAATTCCCAGTCAGGAAGTTTGCCCCGAAAATACTCTTTCACTTCTTCGACGGTCGGTGGTATAAACTCTACTTTGGTTTTAAGCAGCTTCTTTTTCGGTGGTGGCTCCGGTGGGAATAACTCGCCAGAGTTATTTTCCCCCATAGGTTTCTGTTTATGTTTCTGTTTATATAAAGGGTTACCATTTACGTTACCGTTTATGTTACCATTTACGTTACCACTTTCGTTACCATTTTTGTTACCGTCAGAAACATAAAGTATCTGATAAAAAGCTCCGTTTGCCCGTTTATTCCCTTCTTTGAAAGAAATCAATCCTTTTTGCTGGAGTTTGTTGCGCAGGTCACAAATTGTTTTGCGAGAGATGCCGAGTTCAAGCTCCACATTCCTCGACGGCAATTCGAACGGATTAGTCCAGTTTCTCGAGTTACATTCTTTCAGCAAATAGAAATAAAAATCTGCCTCGTAACTTGTCATCGGTCTAATACGCCTCACAGTCCAAAAGTTATTGACTAATTCAATATAATTCATCGTAGATAGGAATTAACCTCGTTCATGAAATCTTGAAGAGAACGGCAGATAACGTATTTATTTCGATACTTTTCCGCTTCTCTCTGCCATTCAATTTGTTCCTCTCTCTGTTTCCCCATCGGAGTTTTCATTTCTATACAGAGAGACGCAAAACCTTTCTTAGGGACAAGAAGTATCAAATCGGCAACGCCGCGTAAAACACCTTCGTATTTCATTTGCGCACCGGTACGGGCATCGCGTTTCCCACCGTTAGGAACAGCGAACAGCATGCGACTCAAAAACGGATATTGATGCCGGAACCAAGTCAGGCAGCTATGCTGTATCTGGCTTTCTGATTGTGGTGTAGTTTGTTTCTTTCTCATAATCTACCTTTGAATAAGTCCATAGCCATATCTACTACATTCTCCTTTACTACATCATCAGTTCCGGTAACTCCGTTAGCTATACCCTTCTTCCGCTGAATGACATCATACATATATTCATCAATGGTATTTTTACCAAGGAAGTAGTAACAGTTAACGTTATTTTTCTGTCCGTTACGATGTGCCCGGTCTTCAGCCTGTTCGCAATCGCTGAACGTCCATGGGAACTCAATAAAGGCCACACGACTGGAAGCGGTCAAAGTAAGCCCCGTACCACCCGATTTGTAGTTCAGAATGATAAGTGTACAATCCGGATTGTTTTGAAAAGCATCTACAGCCATCTGTTTCCGGGTAGCATTATCTTCACCAGTAACCGTTACTGCTTTGGGAAACATCTTTTTCAGTTCCATTACTACTTCTTTCAGATAAGCAAATACTATCAGCTTTTCTCCCCCATCGATAACGTCATGAATAAACTCGGCAGCCGCCTTGATTTTTCCACGGGCGGAAATGGCTTTCAAAATGCCCATCCTTACCATAACCTCTCCCCTCATGGACTTAGCGATTTTCTCATCGTCCGCATTCTTAAACACACGAAGATATTGTATAAGGTCGCTCTCCGCTTTTTCGTATTCCAACCGCGTAGTTATATCCATTTCGATATACTGCCGAGTCTTGTCCGGAAGTTGGGTCAATACCTTTGCTTTCTCACGCCGAAAGAAACATGTATTCCAAAGACGCCAATTCAGTTCTTTCAGATTGGATGCTTTCTTCGGTCCGTTGCAGAAGCGCTCGGTAAATGTCTTATACCCGCCGAAGTCTTCCAGACGTCCCATTATCTTAAGCTGTTGTATAAGGTCTGTGTTATCATTCACAACAGGTGTTCCTGTCAGTTCAAGAATAAACTCCTTACCTTTGCAGATACCTTCAACAAACTTACTTTGCTGGGTCTTGGTAGACTTACATTTATGGGACTCGTCAATAATAACTGATTTGAAAAGCGTTATACGAGGGTCAAAAGAGATTGATTTCATCGTAAACCGTACATCATCCTTAACGTCCAGAACAAAGAACTTTTTCAACGACTCATAGTTAGTAATGAAAATATCACAGCACTTGGTTTCAATGAAGCGCTGCCAAGTATTTTTGTTCTTATCATCAAGAATTAAAGCCTGTTTTCCAGCAAACTTCTTGAACTCACGTTGCCAGTTTATTTTCAACGCTGCCGGACAGATAACAAGGCAGGGGTAAGATTTTGCAATCGTTACCGTACCTATTGCCTGTAACGTCTTACCGAGTCCCGGCTGGTCACCGAAGATACACCGTTTATGAGACAAAGCGTATGCAATGCCCTCTTTCTGATAATCGTATGGTTCAAGGAGTAACCCATGGGATATGGTCAGTTGCGGCATCGGAGCAATGTCAAAAGTTATATCAGCTTTTCGTTGCTCCGACCGCTGTACCGATCCGCAATATCCATATTGTACCGCCCAACTCGCCATAGTGTTGACATACCATTCATCGGCAAGGTCAACCCACCAGGCTTTTTCATTAAAAAGATAAGCCTTTTTAGCGTTTGCCTTGACTGACGGGATGTTCTTCACACATTTAATCAGCATCGGATGATACATGAATTTAAGTTTGAAACCGTCCGGGTATTTGGTGATACAAAAAGGTGCTGCCATAATCAAGCTGCCGTTTCTTTAACTTTCTTACTGCGTGAATGACGCGGTTTTACTTTCTTACCGTTCACAATCAAAGTAGTACCAGTCTGTTCCGCCACTTGTTTGAGGAACTCGTTAGCTTCCTCCTCAAAAGCGGCGCCCTCTACTGGGTCAGCCACTATATCAGTCGGAGCGCTTTCATCAAATGGAAGTTCCTGCTGAACTACTGCCCATTTCTTTGCAGTCAGATACTGTTCTACTTCATAATTACAAGCATCAATGGCTTGCTGCAGCTCAAAGGCGTGTTCGTATTCCTCGTTCTCATTGTTGAACATGGTAGACGGTGCAATGAGATTGAGCACTTTTTTACTTTTGAGAAAGCGTTTACCGACCAAAGTAACACCGGTATTATCGTCGGAACCACCGATTGTATAGCCGGTAACCTCAAATGTAGAGAAGATTTCTTCCGGCAATTCATCTATGGAATCTTTGCCGTCAGCTTCCTTTTGCTCACAGAGGAAAGTAAGGTGAGGGATAAGTTCATCGAATGCAGCACGTAAATCCTTATGAATAAGATTTTTTCCCTCAACAGTCACATTATCCTCATTCTCATTCTTGAAAGTGGCAACAAGCGTGTTGTCCTTCGTTATTTTTGCTTTTGTGATATTCATTTCTATCTCCTATCTTGATATTCGTTGATAAATTCGTTATAGTAGCGGTCAGCCGGAAGAGGGAGTGTTATTCCCAGTTCGGCAGCGGCATCGGCCTGTACCTTATTCAGAAAGTCAGTCATCTGCACTGTATTGAGTTTCGAGGTGCTTCCGGCGATAACCGTTTCTTTACCTTTGATATAGGAAGCTCTTCTAAGAAAAAGGTTACAGTAATAGTCGTGTACATCCTGTTTATCCGTACCGGTTTCCTGCTCAATACAAGTGAACCAAAGCCACATAAGAGCATTCTGCGATAATGTCCGCGGCTCTGTGAACCGTTCGATTTTCACACGATACCGACCGTTACGGAGCTGGGAGCACATGAAGTCAAAAGATTTGCTCATGTGTACTTCACCCTTAACTTTTTCTAAAATTGCTTCTTGTGCCATTACTCTAACCCAAAGATTTTCTTGTCTGTAATAAGTTCCTTGTTAGCTTCCAAAAACTCTATGAAATGCTCACAGTGGACGGTCAACAGTTTAACCGTCTGTTCGTGGTTATAGGTGTAGTATTCCGGGTACTGCGTTCCGCTGATTAACGGTGTACGGCTCGTACCACCCTTCAACTGATAGGCAGTGTACTCAAACGCTTTCACACTCTCCATCTGACCGGAAGCAATCAGACAATAAGGGTATACATGCCGCTGCCATCCATGTTCATACTTACCGAAATCATATTTGGATGTTGATTTGATGTCATAGACAATGTCCCGGAGAAGTTCGTCTATAAACCCGTAAAGCTCCACATCACCGTAACGGGTGGAGATAATGGCAGAGACAAAGACCTGGGACAATGCACCGGCAAAATATCTCGACTGCTCAATACACCATGCCCGGTCAAACAGGAAATGACGGGCAGGCGCTATATCCGTAGGCGGGAAGTCAACCTGAATAATGTTGGTTTCTTCATCACCGACAATGGTATATGGTTCCCGTTCGCTTGGAATATGTTTTTTCCTGTGGATATAACAGTCAATGACAGCATTGAATGCTGTCCCTTTATCGGCCGCCTCACTCTCAAACGGAACGCGGTTTATTGCATCAAGCAGGCTTTGCTTGAGCTCCGCTTCAATTTCTTCGGGACTTTTCTTATATTCCCCCGTTTCGTTGTCAATGTTCCAGAAGCTTTCCACCTGTTCATCAGCCCGTAGATACTGTTCGAACTTATCGAGTAGCGACGGGTAAAATCTGTACTTAGGCTGCCGGTTCATATTTATTGCTGAGTTTATTAAACTTTAATCCAAGCTTCTTACATTTTTCATTAAGCATCATACCGGCCCGTACCTTAGTATCAAAGATATGGCTCATTCCCGCAATCGCTTCCCGTACCTCATTGGCCGACTGCATATCGGTCACCTGTTCCACTGTATCACGAATAACCTCAAGAACCTTATCATATTCTGAAGATAACTCTGTCTGTTTTGTCTGATACTCTTTATAGGTATTGATAATGTTCGTCATAAAATCATTCTTTCCCGTAATGGTACCGGAAGCATCAATAATGACAGGTATTTTGATACGTGAAGAAAGATTGCAGGTGTTCTTACCGTAGAACTTCTCGCACGGATCAAAGGAGATTGTTCTATCCTTGCCAATGGCTTCCATATAACCGACCAAATCCAGTTCCTTAATCAAGTCGCCGGCAGATGAACCGCCAATCTCCGGGCGTATCTGTTTTTCATCACCGACTTTCTCTTCCCGTTCATGGGCCACGAAGATTACAGACTTACCCATTAAGGTTACCTGATTTACAAAGCTGATGAACATATTCTTTCTCACTCCATACCCCTGTAATGAAAGAGTTCCGTCAGCTTTCTTCATTTTCGGGTTGGCTGCCATGATAGCCTTATCCATGAAAGAGAGCATCTTTCCGGCGGTATCAATCACAATCGTATCAAACTCTTTGATTTCCTCAGAAGCAAGTACCTGATTCGTTTCATCCCAGCTTGTAATCTGAACAGTGGGTACACGATGAGCCGCATTGACACGGTGAATACCGCCGTCGTAATCGAAAAGCACAGGGTTGGGGGCAGATAATGCCAATGTCGTTTTACCCATACCCGGTTGTCCATAAATCAGTGCTGACAATGTAGTCTTAACGGTCAGCTCGTTAGGTTTCTTAATCAAACTCATAATGATAAAATTTATGTGGTTAATAAAAAAATGTAGTGGAAGTTGACGGACTCGAACCGCCAGTCTCCTCGAATGAGGTGTGTTAGCCATTACACCGAACTCCCGAATAAGAAAAAGGTGTACTATCTTCACAGACGGCACACCCAGCACAAACACAAAATAACATACTAAACTATATCTGCCCTCACTTGGGCATTGCTCCCGGATAGGCGGCCAAGCCACACCGGGAAGGGTAGTTAACAAGATAGATGAAATATAAAACTCAAATAGGGGCATTCTCCCTACGACGTCCTTTTCGTCGGCATTACTGGTTAAACATAAAAAAAACTGTGTGGGTAATACGGGACTCGAACGCCGTGACCTGTACATGAATGAAACCTTTAAATAATACCATGACAAATTACCAACATTAAATAATCATGTACCGCTCTACCTGACTGAGCTAATTACCCGTTTCTGCCCGCTATATCTTCACAGACCTTGCCGGCAGTAGTCTAACTAAACAAGTTTTATGTAATACACTTCCTCCGCTGAGGTTTATATCTTTATTATTTTCTTCAACACATTATGATAAAACCAAATCGAATACACTATACCAAAAAGGTTAATAGTATAGTTCCACTCTCCCGTTACCGGGTCAACACCATTAAACATTGCCAAACAAGGTAAAGCCAATATATTAAGCAATAGCACGTTGAGAATTATTCTTTTCATGGTTTCTTCCTTTTCTTACTTTTGCAAAACTCAACACATCCGAAGCGTTGTAATAACTTCGTCCATTAGGTCTATATTCAACTCTCACTCTTTGAGAATTTACCAAAGCTTTCAATCTACCTGGCCCACCTACTATTCTTTCTGATTCTCTCTTAGGAAAGGTACGCTTATCCATGATGGTAAGTATATCTGCCAATCTTGCCTCCGCCGTCCCATCAATCAACATGGAACTGCGTAAATTACCGTTTACCTCATATATCATGCTGCCCAAAAATTAAAATTATTATTACTCCGCCCCCCTATTCTTATATAGCGCATTGCAGTACGTGCTCGTGAGGGTGTTTTCATTCTCCGCAAATCAATATCATTACAAGTAACTTGCATCACTACGAAAAGAATGGAGAATAAAAGTTCAAGTCCATGCTTCCGTAACTCGTTCAAATCAAAATTGCGTTTCAACCTGTCGCAAATCATATACAGAAGCAATTCGGTATCTTTGGATATGCCTAACTTTCGATAGATAGTCCGCTTCTGTGTCTTGATAGTCCAAACAGACTTACTCAGATTATTTGCTACCTCTTTGTCGGCAAGTCCCTTGCAATACTCATTTGCAACAAGCATTTCCGCAGGAGAAAGGGAAATCATCACGCAACCCTTTCTACATCAAAAAGACCTTTTTTCTTATCAGTCTCTCCTACTTTCCAGTCTGCGCCTTCAACACAAAATTCCTCTCTTAACCGAGGAATTATTGTTCCTTTGATTGAAGGCTTCGCTTTCACTGGGAAAGTAAGAATATCTCCTACTTCCATATCTCTCAAAGCCGGAGTGTAGTTCTCTGTGATTATTTTCTTTTTCATTACTATAAAATTTTAATGATTAATATTTGAGTTCTCCCGAACCAATTCGATTGGCGGCATCACGCTTTATTCGGGAGATTTACTTAACTTTGGAGTGCAAAATCTAAAAATTAAGTAAGTATGAGTAAATTCATTGAAATCCCTGTTAACGAGGAAAAATGTATCATTAATCTTGATGCTATTCAAAGTGTATATCCTTTAAAAGAAGGTGGTTGCGAAATTTCTTTCCTCGAAGGTTATTTGAAGCGTATTATAACCAAACTTCCCTATTCTGAGTTACTAAAACTCATTTGGAAATAATCACTTCTTTTCTGTATATCGGGATTGAGAACAGTTTGATAATTACTATACAAGGTTCTCTCCCGGTATCGCTCTTACTGACAAATCTACCATTCTCAGGAAGTATGCTTACTTGCTTTTCTATAATTGCTTTCATAGGTTAATCTTTTTACCATAATTATTACGCCTTCCTCGAAACAACTCTTTAAAAACTTTCCAAAAAAGGTATAATATAAAGGGAAGTAATACTATTGAGAGGAGTGTTTGCAACACAAAATTCACTGACAATGCATCAATCGCATACTCGATTGGCGAATCTTTAATGTAATCTATTATTTCATTCATTTTCTCTCTATTTTTAATTAATATTCGTGCCCCGATAAGCTCTCTCTGCTCTTCTCAACGGAGTTATCAGCTACTGTACTTCACTGCATAACCGTTCGGGGCATGTCGGCTTCTTTATTTTACCCCACCACAATCAAGGACAAGTCTACTATCTGTTTACATGGGTATGCTTCGGAGTTCTTGTACCTTTCTCAGTACGAACTGCGGCAGATTTCACCGGGGCTGCACCCGTAACCCTACTCAAGTTTGCTTCTGCTGTCACCAGTTCCAAGTCTTTCGGGGTGTGTTGTTGCGGAGTATCGCCTCTCCTGCCTGAATCGAATGTCGGGCTTATATTAGCTCTCTATCTCCCATCAAAGGGTAGGCTCAAAGACCAGATAGAGATTATTTCTACTTTTTCAGAATATCCAAAAGCAACTCTTTATCCGCTTCCCAAAGATTGTAGCCTTTAGCAATCTTTCTTCTGAGATATTCACGTTCACCAATCATTGAGATTGCCTTTTCTCTCAAATCGCTTGCGCTCCATTTTTCAGCTTGGTCTATCAAGAAGTTAGAGAGAGATTTACGTTCTTCGTATAGTTCACGTACTGATACAGTCTTTCGTTCTATCTCTTTAAGTGCGGTTGGATTCTCAATCCACAGCTTACAAAAAGCGTCTTTATCAAGGTCTGTATTCATGTAGCATTCCTCAACCTCGGCATAACCCTCAACCGATAGTTTTAATCCTGTTCTCTCTTCAAATTCTTGTTGTTGCATATCTTTTAGTTTTAAGTTTATCAATTTTGGGAAAGCTGCCCGGTGAAGGGTAAAGTGTCCGCTTGCTATCACGAACCCTCACGGCTTTTATCACCGGTATAGCACTGACCTTTTCTGCAGCTTTGTTTATATTTAGTCGCCTACGTAACGAGAACCGAAAGCACCTTTGCTGTTTGGATTGTAGTAGGCGGAAGATGGAGCGTTGAAGCAATCGTAAGTACTTCTTCTTTCCGGTTGTATTAAAGCAGCTTGCATAGCTTCTTTCTCTGCTTTTCTTGCTTCTTCATCAGCGATACGCTTCTTTTCATTAGCCCAAGCAACTTTCATGCAGTCACCGAAAGTCTGTACACCGTGAGTAAGCTGGTATAGCTTGAAATACTTTCTGTATATCTCATGAGCCGTTTTCATAATCTTGCGTAAATCGTACTTTTTCATTGTCTTACTCCTTTTTAGGTATATTGTTTTTTTGGTTATCTCGACAAAACTCGCTTACTTTGCTGTTGTTGTCATTGTTGATGTTGCAAAGATACTATATTGAGAATTAAAATCAACTATATTGATTATCAAATAATACCATATTGACGATTTTTAACCATTTTATAAACTATAATGAGTATAACCGAAAGACTACAGTATATTATTGAAGAATTATTTGACGGAAATAAAGCTGCTTTTGCGCGCACTATCGGAATAGCTCCTACAAGTATTTCTAATTATTTAGGAAAGGAAAGAGCTTCTAAACCCTCAAGTGACATACTTGAAAAAATAGTCAATTCAGTAGAAAAAGTAAATGCGTACTGGCTATTAACCGGAAAAGGGGAAGCATTCGTTCAAGATAATCAATATAGTACAAGCGGAACATCTATTGATTCGCCCCATAATGTATCCGAGTATATAGAGTGCATCCAAAATCTTTCTGAAGCCAGCAAGAAAAATGCAGAAGCTAATATACTCAATGCAGAGGCTAACAATAGAAATAGCCAAAATTTAGAAAGGCTGATTCAACTTATTGAACAGAAATAAAATGTATCAACATTAAATCAATACTATAAATTATGCTATTTAATATATACACATACCAATTCAAACCAATTTATCAAACACGAACTCTATTTTGCGATCCAGATTTAGAGGCTGAAAAAGCAATGAAGAGTAAAAACTTGATATTTGCAAAGGCAATAAAAGAAAACGTATTTATATATCGTAACAAAAAGCATAATGTGCAATTCATTATTAGTACCAATGATTTTTTTATTTTTAGAATCTCTAATCCTAGAAAAATAAAAATAGAAAAATCATTCCAAGTTAGTGAGGAAATTAATGAACCTAGTGTATTTGTTATTATTTACAATGATAAAGAGGTGCAAAGAATAGCAATTCAACAAGATGTATCTGCTTTTACCGATACAAATGTTGTAGCACAAATCATAGCAAACTCTATAAGGCAAACATTACAAGATTCTTTTTTGCAAATCACAATAAGAAAAGAGTACAGTAGAAATGAATTTTGGGATATCATCAATGAAAATGTAAATATGATAACCAGTGTTACATTCCAATTTGATTATCCTAATCTACCAAGAGTTCGGTCATTGATTTCTGATATGCTGAAAGATACCAGTATAAAAACTGTCTCTTATACACATCTCCGAGCCCACGAGACACTCGCTAATCTCG